TGGAGGAGCATATACCGCTACCAAGTCAGTATGAGAGCCCTAAGGCTTTGCCGCCTAGGGTGCCGAGCTCGCAATGGCTAAGGTCGTTGCGCCCACGGCTAGCCAACTCATGTCTTGCGCTAAAGATCCGAGCGCATGAGAGTTTGGTGAAGATACGCTTGTGTAAGCCATATGATGCCCAGTCCCGGTCGAAAATTATAGAGAAAGTGATAGAACGCAGGGATACGAGGAAAACGTTGGCACATCAATTGAAGGATTTGAAATTAGTGCCAGTAGCACGAGACCACACTCACGGACGTGCGGCGAAGTTTCGCACTTCGGCGAACATCTGGATGAATGAGGCCATGCGAGCCGCTGGATACGAGCCCTATAATGTGTCGATGAGCAACCACGACATCGAGAGGGGAAACCGGTATTTTTATTTCGCTAAAGATCTTACTATACCCTATAGGAATGATCCAGTGACGGATAATACAGGTTTCGTCTTTTGTGACGTGGATTACTATGCAGATATGGAGAAATGGATGCAGCACTTTAAACCAATGTTGCTGTATACACTAGTACCCGAGTCGCTCTCGTATCACTGTGATGATCACTCCTTCTACGTCAATGATGATAGGGTTTTCTTTGACGTGAGAGGTGGCGCAAGCTATAACCACCAGCTATGGGATTACACTGGCGATACTATCTGCGTGAGGGGGAAGAACAAGGAACTCCTAGTCTTCACCATTGAGCAGAAGTGTATCCAGGGTGATCCACATCGCCGAATAATTTTCCTTGAACCCGCAGCCAGAGTGGCTTGGCCCTTTTACAAACCGATGAAGGTCGAGGTAGGGCTAAAGCGTAAGTGCATGACGGCGGGTCAAGTCAACGTGCTGTATGAGCCAATAGACGACAGAATTTCATGGTCGGCTAGTGGCTCACGCCACACAGTAGAGACCACGGGACGGACGCTGGCAGCAATAACTGCACGAATGAAGAATAAGACGTCACCCCCCATGGTCGCCGACGTGGAACGCATTTTGCGTGACGCAGGCGACAAGGAGGCGTGCGTGAACGCGCCTATACTCTTTGAATTGATACCAGAGGCTAAGTTCCGGGTAAATGTAGTCAAGACGACTGCCACACCAACCCACTTCCAACCCCTAGGGCCGTT